ATTTGAATATTTACATTGTACAAACTTATTTGCTGTAACGGTTCAGGCGGTGCCACACATGGTTCAATTTCCTGCTGTTCCGCTTCCTCTTGCTGCCTTATTAATTTAAGTTGCTCTGCTTCAACTAGTTTAGCTTCTCGCAACTGTTCTGCTTCGATACGTCTTAATTCTTCCTGCTCTGCTCTAACACGTTCCCTTTCCTGCCTATCCAATACTTCTTGTTCAGCCAATTTTTTCGCTCGATCTTCGCGTTCTCTGCGCTTACCAACTTCACCTGTAATATAAGCCTTTAAACTGCCAATATCTAACGAATCAATTTTGCTTTCAATTTCAGAAAATGTTAACGGCGTAACTAGCCCGGCAGATAACGATTCAACCATAAACTCTGCCATTTCTATTTTCTGCTGCTTAAATGTAGCCGCTTCAATTTCTTTTTGCTGAATATCCAGCAACCAGCAAATTTTAATGTTAACTTCGTCTTGCGTGTCTTTGATATTCTGCCCACGATTCAGCCAGCGATCATCAATAACAATTTGGTCCGAGAACTTATCCTGCAATCCTAATTCATTGCTGGAAGTAATAATAAACTGCTGGATTTCTTCGATTTTAATTTTGCGCCGTTGCTGTTCGTACTTGTCAATCTGGTCTTTAATTGGGATTTCAACATTTCCAACTAGGTCAAGTAATTGGTCTATTTGCATTTTAAATTCGTCGTACGGTTTATCTAACCTCTTCTTGGTAGCCAGCCTAAATTTATTTAGCTTTGTACGCATGCTGGCAATTTCACGCTGCGTTTTCTCCATTTCAGCCAAGTTAGTTTCGGACACAACCAGCCCAACATATTTTTTAATATTATCGGTTAAATCCTGCTTCATGTCCTCGAAATTCCAAGATAATTTTTGAACGTTTTCAATTATTTTTGGCTCGTTCATTATTTCATCAACCCCGCTTTTTCAATATTTCCCTTGTACGACACACACCTTATTGTAACTCCACAAGTTTTTCCCGATACTAGCCACGGAATATTACCTGATTCTCCATCAATTTCAATTTCGTCAATACCAGCAAGGCTGTCAATATTTGTTGCCCATAACGACACATTGCCATCAAATCTATTTGTAATAACACTATTTTTACCAAGCAATAATTCCAAATTATCTTTAGCCTTCAAGTAATCAGCAACAGCCTGCTTTAATTCCATCAACTTCACCAATTTATTTACCTCCTAATTATTGTTGTGATACCACAATAATTAAAATTCCCACTAATCCCCACATTACAAAACCATATTTTTGTCGCCAAGTTTTTTTAAGTTTTATGTGATGCGAAAATTTAACGTTATCAAAATCCTCTAGCATGGTATTTTACCCCCAATCGAAAAAATAAACCAATAGCTAAACCAATAAAAAAATCATACTGACCTAAATCCATGTTGACAAAAAATTGATGCAAGGTGTTCACTCCCTATTTTCAAAAATTTCCAGCAATTGTACTCTGCTAGCTCTAAATTTACCATCCGTTTCAAATGGAATTGTTACGCCTACAAGCCATTCAAATTTTATTAAACATTTCCATATGGTCCCGGTAGTATTACGATGTACCCAATCCAATGTAGCTACGTTGATTCCGTGTGAGCAAGTTGAAAATTGGCTTGTATCTGAAAATTCATCTATGATTAAATTTTCTTCAATAACCCATTTGTCTGGCGGTTTAAATTGATTGCCAAACGTTTTATAACAAATATATCCTTCGGCTGTGCGCTCTAATTTTTCTAAAAATGAAAATTGAATTGTAGTATCGGGCAGTCCTTTGGCACGGCTCAAGTTGGCATCGATCAAGTTGGCACCGATCAAGTTGGCACCGATCAAGTCAGCTCCACGCAAGTTGGCTCCACGCAAGTTGGCTTCACGCAAGTCAGCTCCACGCAAGTCAGCTCCACGCAAGTCAGCTTCACGCAAGTCAGCTCCACGCAAGTCAGCTCCACGCAAGTCAGCTCCACGCAAGTCAGCTCCACGCAAGTCAGCTCGTTGACCACCATCACTACTTAACCATTTACCATGCGATTCAATAATCAATTTTAACTGTTCTGATGTTAATTTTTCCAAACTGCTCACTCTCCTAACAATATTTTAATATCAGTATTACAAATATCGTCCACAAAACATATGACGTTGTGGTGTCGGGGTACATTACTAAACCTTTACAATGCGAATTTTCATTCCTAGTGCTGCCGAAATATTTATTAAAGTAACCATTCCGGGGCTTTTCACTTCGCCTCTTTCAATTTTTGATAGCGCATTAGGAGAAATATCAGCTTTTTCCGATAATTCATCTAACGTCATTCGCTGTCTTGCTCTTTCTGTTCTTAATATTTCAATCAAATCATCCAAGTTTTCCACCTCCTAATTAATATAATACACTATTAGATATATAAAATCAATGTTTATTTTTATAGTTTATAATTATTTTACGGCATAAAAAAGCCGCCAATCAAATTTAATCGACTGGCGGCTTTTTAATATTAAAACCTATATTTTATTAACCCGATCACGCTTGATTGACCGCCTATAATCTCATAACCTAAATTATGATTGTCGTATTCCAACGATGCCAGCGCTACAGCCTTTGAATTTATTACGCCGCCACCGACACCAAGTCCAAAATGCTTATCACTGACTGACTTTTGATAATCCAACCAAGATTTTTTTGTCTCTTGCAATGATGTCTGCACTTGCTGTAGAGAGGTTTTGGCTTGCTGTAGTTCCTGCTGTGAGGTCGTCAACTGTCCCTTGAGCGTTGTTAAGTCCGTCTGCGATTGAGTCAGCTGACTCTTGAGCGTTGCTAATGTCTCCTGTGATGCTGTTAGCTGTGCCTTGAGCGTCACTAATTGTGCCGCTTGCTCCGTTGACAGCTGTTGTTGCTGCTGATTGTTGCTGTCCAATGTTGTCAAGTCCGCTAGTAACTGCTGCTGCTGACTGGCTGGCAGTAGATACTGATCTTCGGCTGCAAATGTAGTACCCGGCCAGCATGCCAATAAGCAAAATAACAATACCATAAATAATAATTTTCTTGGTATCAATTTTGACCACCGCCCTACAATAATTTCCCAAATACTAAATATAACAACAATACAATTTCAGCGCCGTGAGCCAATGCCGTGCCGTATTTTTCAATGAACGTTTTTTCTGCTACTTCGATTGCTTTTACTTCGGTTTCCAGCACAGTTGCTTCTGCTTCTGCTTTAACCTTCAAATTTTTAAGTGTAGTTTCGAGTCCAGTTATTTCTGCTGTGATTAAATCACCTGTACCCGTTTTTAACGATTCTAATGCCGCTTCTACTGCTGCAATCGCCTTTTGTGTATCTGTTTGTACCACTTCGGTTGTAGTGGTCACTGTAGTAATTGTTGCCGGGGCATCTGTTGCCGTTGTTGTTACTATTTCATCTGCCATTTTTATATTCCTCCAAATTTTTAATTAACTAATTCTAGTAGTCTTCCATGATCCAACACTCCAACATATTCAGGAACATTTTGCGGACCTTTAACGTTGCTATACTTATAACGGGCACAACCTTGATAGTTTTCGCCACACAAACATTTTCGGCATAATCCGGTGCCTATTTTTGCGTAGGGACAAAATTCGTCGCTATGCATATGCGGGTACCCCATACGCCGATAAATCTAAACTTGAAATATAATCAAAAGTATTATTAGCCCGGTTCGCATACCCATCAGCATACTGTTCACCAACGCTTGCCGCAACACAATACTGATCACGGAAAATATCTCGCAACAATTCTAAATTAGTCAAATCATATTGTCCTGAACGGTTAGTCAAAAATCGCCGTACTACATCATGTGAAGTCGGGCACCAGATTCCAGCGTAGATCATACAACGGCTATCATCGAATCCCGGTATCTGTTTGAGTGCTGGCAAATACATTTCTAGGCAATCATTAGTAAGTATTTCATTTTGAGCTGCTTGGCCTTGTGGGGAGTCAAGCAAATTTACCAGTTCAGCTAATTCGCCGCTATTGCATATATCAGAGCATGTTCTTCCAACAAATTTATTTCCTCCGTCAATATATCCTAGTAGAATATCTCCACGTCCGCCTTCCCATTGTGAAACGCCCATTGATGGATAATCGCCAGCGGTGCTGCACGATACGCTGTTATAGGCACCTTCCACGCCTGTATTAATAATTCCTTTTGCAATTTCGCTTGCTATTTGTTCATCGGTCATTTTATAGCCTCCTTCATTTTGGCGGTTCATGCGGTGGGCTATTGTTCACCGAATCATTAACCCTTCCGCCCAGGATAAATGCCCTCACAGTCCCATAAAATAATGTTAATTGATTTAAGTCGAATTTAGTTGCCGCTTCTGCATTGTGGAACCAACCGAAACTAAATGCGCTACAAAAAACAATATCAACAAAATTAATATTTCTAAAAAATAAATATTTAATTTTTTCAAGCATTTTATTTTCCACTCCCAATTATTAATGGTGAGTTGCAATAAATGTTAACAAACAACCGCATACGGTAAGCAGACCACTCAGCATCCACGTTACTGACCAAGTTGGTCTGCCTTCTGCAATACATTTTAATTCTTTTAAAAATCCGTCAAATTTAGCATCTAATGAATCCATTTTTCGATTAAACATAGCTTCAAAACTTGTATATTGTTCTTTTAATGCAGTAAATTCTGTTCGCAATACGGCAATCTCAGTTAATGCTGTATTGTTTTCATGCGCCAACACGTTTGCCGCTGCCTGCGCTGTCTCATGTACGGCTTGTGCTGTCGCTCTCGCCGTTTGGGCTATGAGTTCCGCATTTAGTCTTTGTGCATCATCCAATTTGCCGCCTCCGTTCAATGTGATAAAATATAAAACGCTAAATAAGCCTGATATTTTTTGATATATCTAATCAATTTCGCCGACCACAACAACGGATTTATTATTACTGCTATTTGTTACAATGGTTAAAACCAACTGATTACTTGTGTTTACCGTTGCCGTTATTGATGATAAAATTAATGGTGATCCGTCAGTACCAGCAACAGTGAGAGTCGCTAGTCCTGCGGTTGATGTATTTGCATATACTCCATAAATAGCCCTACCTGATGCGTTGCTTGTCACTGTATCACCTATATATAAATTTAGATTAAAACTGCCACCATAGCCAGCCGATTTATGTAAAATCGGCATTGTAATTGTCACCGTAGCTGTTGATTGTGAACTTGACTGATTAATTATTGTTTTATTTCCTGTCGCAAAAAGTGTTACATCAGATACGCAGTTTACTGCCCATATTTTCGCATAACTATTTAATCCTAATATGTTTCCATGACTATTTTGAAATAAACAATTTGTTAAAATATGATTGTTTATAACACTACCAGTTGTATAGAAAGTTTGTCCCGCGCCGCCGAACCCATCAAACGTGCAATGGTCATAAGTAACATTTGTACCTACGAAATATGGTGCAACGTTATTGCCAAAAAAATGACAGCCTTTAAAAGAGTAATTATTTCCTAAAGCACACCATTGGTTAGTTTTTATATCTATATTTGAGTTAGAAATATTTACTTTGTTGTTTGTTGCTAAAAAATCAGTACAAAAACCGGAAGTCGCATCCATACCATCGCCAACGGTAACAACGGTATGTAGGTTTGAAATATTTATCACAGAATTAGTCAGTGAAGTATTGGCAAGTCCTATATTATAATTTGTAAAATGACCGCCATCAATATTATATACACCGCCAATAACATTACCATCTTCATAATGACAAGGTTTGGCGTAATTACTAATTTCAGCATTTTTTATATTTAATGTATATCTTCCATAAGCATTTTCTGAAAGTATGCCAATGCGACTAAAATGCCCTAGTGTTGTGGGTGCCGTTAGTATAGTATTTTTAATATTAACAACTGCATTTATCATCGTATATTCAAGAACTATACCATCTCCAAAATTATCGCTGTTCATGCCACCCGTGCTAGGAGTAGTTGGAGTGCCAGGTCTACCTCCAACATTAGACATTTTGATATTACTGATATCTATATTGGCAGCACTGACCGCGCGAATTCCTTCACCAAAGGCGTTAGTTACATTCACGTTATTAATCAAAATACTGTCCGCATGGCAATATAATCCGGTCACTATTGGTGTTGATGCCAAAAATATTGAATTAATACTGGCAATAGTAGGGACACCGGTACCATCTAAATTTAAACCGCTAATCATAATTTTTGTATTATTAGTAATGTATGGCAAACCCCCATAGTAACTATAAATTCCTAATACGGTATATTCAATCATTCCCGAAATATTTCTGCCACTTGGTATCGTAGTTGTTGGCATTGATGCCAATTTTATTAAAGCACCGTTAGATATAATTGTACAGGTTGTATTTTGCTGCATATTATATTGGATAGGATTACTAGTTTTATAATACGCATTCGTTTTTGGAATAATTAATGTTAAATTATTGGTTATTGCATAGGCTAATGTCGCATTTAAAGCTGCTGTATCATCCGTAACTCCATCACCTTTGGCAGCTACCAAAGGATTAGGTGGATATAAAGCATTGACAGCGCCCATATTAAGATATTGCCAAAAAGTTTTATATTGACGAATGTCTGTAATATTTGCACTCGTAATCGTAGTCTGATTAGCTGCCACTGCAATAGTAGCCAATGCTACTCCACCCGTGGGCAATGTTGGCGCAATGGGACTAGTTCCCGCCGTACCAGCGAGATAAGTAATAGCTCCCGCTGTTGGCTCTAAATAAATCAAATCTATTCTTGGATTAGTCGCATTTGCTGCATTAATCGCAAGTGAAGCAACTGCTGAATTGTTTACAGACAATCCGCTAGGCATATGTGCGACTACAGCAGATATTTGGATAGTCATATTCGCTACAGTTTGCTGGGTTACTGCACCGCCCGATATAATTCCGTATCCTGTGGATTGGACTAACGCCAATCCAGTTGTTTTTTTACTATCCAGTTCGTTGATTGCTGCTTGAACTGTTGCACTTGTTACATTACCAGCAGGAATATTAACCGTTTGCGAACCATAAAAAGAAAAGCTGCCATCAACATTTATAATTCCGATTGTTTTCCATCCATCGTTTGCAGGTGTTCTTTGTTTAATAAAAGAATTGCCTGTATCAGCCCAAGTCATATATGGAAATGCACAGCTTGGATTTAAAATATAAGGATCGGTTGCCCCTGCAAAATCAGTTGCCAATGACTGCATTGCATTGTTAAAACCTGTTCTTACAGCAAGTCCTGTTCCTGTCGGCACCGTTAAATTATTTTGTGACAATGTAATACCTCCTATTAATAAGATTGAACAAGATAATTCATTGATCTTGCTACTCCAATTCCGCTATTTAAAACTTGAACCGTAAACCCAATTAATGTTTGTGCTGTTAAAATAACATCGTCTCCCGCTTGTGCATTAAAAATAGTAAGTTGCGGTTGCGGGATAGCATGAAAATTGGAATCATAGAGTATCGTAATTCCCTGCGCGGGAACGGATACATCTTTTGATTCCACAATATCAGGCACATCAACGGAAAAGTTAAAATCAGTAATTATCGCAGTCACAGTTTGATCTGTACTGTAAAGTATAATGCGGAAATCAAAAATTCTTCCATTGTATTGACCAACGTAAAAGTCTTGCCAACCAGAAAAGGTTCCATCATTACCAGCAATATTAATTTGAACTTTAAAACTAACATTGCTATTATAGTTTCCGTCCCAATTACTTAAATCATCAACATTTTCAACTGTATCAAAATTATCAATCGTTGTATCTCCATAGCCGGAATAACTAATCGAAACAGCACATAATGAACTAGCGCCTAAATCTATTCTATGGTTTATTGGAATAGTATACATACCACTACTTGCAACACCGCCATAAAAATCCCAATTAGGCACACTATCAACATCAGGGATATCATCAAAATTGCCAATGCCGGATAAATAAATATAGTTATCTTTTATCGATACTCCGCTAGATAACGTTCCACTCCAGTAAGTAGATGCTTCATCATAAATCGCGATAACGTTTTGCGTATATCTCGCCCCGGCAATTAATATTTCAGTAGGTATTGCAGAATAAACATTTTTATAAGCTGCTGAAATAAAATAATTTCCATTCCCTTGAATTTGTAGTTTTGTATTAAATGTTCTTCCAAGTATTTCCGCCGTGTTCCATAGATTCCCTTTTCTTATTTCATATTCAATTGGACTCCGATAATCTGTGACGGCATCCCAAGACAAGTACATATTTCCGCTATCGTAGTATTTAATTAAATTTACTACGTTTGGTAATGGCGTTGTCAATGATGTTCCAATTATTTTGTATTGGTAAGCATTAACATCTGCTATGTTTTGCTCTGCACCGCCAAATATATTGATAGAAGTTAATTTAATATAAATTGTTTTTCCAATATCGGTTGTAATAAATGGATATTTAAAAACGGCATCATCCATTCTGACAAATTGCGAATTAGCACTATGTACTTTAATTTCGCTATCATAGGCACCGCGGCGCAAATAAGATACATTATATTGATTTGTTGCTGTTAATGTTGCCGTTTCGTAAGCAATAAATTCACCGTCAACAAAACAAATAGTATTTAAATTATCAGCATCGTTTCTTGTGCCTGATGTTAAAACACCGTTACTCATGGACATATCAATTTGCATAATATTTACTGTGTCTGGGTCTGTTCCTGTTTGTAGCGTAGACGACAACAAACCTTGCCTAGCAGGAGACTTAATTTGTCCGATACGTTTGTAGGAATTGCCATCATCAGAAATCCATACATTACTGCTGCCCCAATAAATTCCACCGCTAGCATAAATCCATACTTCAAATCCAAGTCCGCTAGTAACTAAATCAGCCGGTGCTTCAAAAATAACAGGATAATTTACATTTTCGGGCTTAACGCTAAAATTAACTGTTCCTCTTGTAGCGTCTTGCGTTTCGTATGCTGGCGCGGAACAAACTCCCGTTGGGTTATCTTCGAACGTAACTTCGAGCGAATAATCAGTGCCAGACTCCTTGATAGATACAACTCTAAGCGCAGTAATTCCGAATCCAATCAGAGCAACCGTTAATGTAACCGGGTCCATTGGTTCCAGTAGAATAAATTCTTGACCTAGTTTTATAACATGCGTATTTCGAATGTAAAGTTGTTTCTGCAAAATAACTTGTGCTACTGCTTGTGCTACTGATTGAACTGTAATTTCATGATGAGATTTCGTTGACATTTGCAAAATTCCATTTGTGTCAATATCGCCTAAATCATTGGCATAAACTACTTGTGTATTATAATCGTTTACTCGATCTAAATATTCGAGCGGAACGCAATTGTAAACATCGGCCTGTGATGTGCGAGTGGTAACAAGCGAATCGTCTTCCTGACCAATAATTTTATCATCTGTAATGTCGTATATCGGCGTTAACCCATCATAATAAGGGATTATTTTTGCTTTTCCCTGCGACCATATTAATTCAGAATTTGTTGCTTCCATTAACGTGTCTATGGCATCTTTAGCTTGCGATTGTGATGTATAGGCAGGTGATAATAGCAGCGAATTTGTTTGACAGTAAGTTGAATAATCTGACCAGTCATCAATATAAGCAGTAGGAAATTTGCAAGCATACATTTGATTAGTCATGATTTGATACATAATATCGCGCGGGTTTGCATCCGTGGCAGTAAATTGAACGCTTGCAGTAATAGCAACATAATGAATTTGTATATTTAGCGGGTCTGCGCGGTCATAACCATCCGTACGATCATCAAAATTAAATGTATAAATATACACTCCGGTACGATTATTGCCGTATACATCTTTTGCCTGTGTGATGGTGTAAAAACGAGTATCGAGCAATACCCATCCCGAACCAAATACATATTCATAAACACCAGAATCTGAAGACCAATTTGATATAGTAATGGTTTTTTGAAAAGCGTATTGTTGATACAAATTTGTTGTCGGTGCAGATTGCGACGACTGGCACAATCCGCTATATTCAAAATTGTAATTTTCCATGTTGGCGCTATCACCAAGATCAAGCACCCCAGCAACATAAGCGGTGCCGGAATATCCTAATGCGCGTTCAGGATGATTAGTCAGCATATAACCCCAAGGAGACTGACCGACTGAACCGTCAAACAAAGTCATACCCTCGCTGCCAAGGTCAGTTATACTGCTACCTTTCCATATCTTTCCTATACCTGTACATTTTCCTTCTCCGAGAGCAATTGCCGCGCCGACAGTATAAGTATAGGTTGTGCTGGAAGAATTAACACTGCCGCCTTTCCCGCCACTAGAAGTTGTTGTGGTCGAAGCGACAGCCGTAAAGTCAACATAATCAATAAGTGTGCCGGATACGCGAGTGGTGCCGAAAATTAACGAAATAACTGATCCGTAGGATGAAGAAGTTACTTGAAATGAACTTATCCTACTCGCCGTTGTAGAAACAGACCGACTGCCCAGTAGACCTCCCATTTAATCACCTTCCCAAAAGCTATACAATCCTACTTCATATTGTTTATATCCTCTTCGATTGCTTAAAACAACACCTTGCCTAACCCAGCTGTGAATCACGTACTCATCATCAACACATATTGAAGCATGATGTGGAACTTTGCTGCCTGGAAAATGATAAACAAAAATATCGCCCGGTAGCGGATCACGATCAACCTCACGGCAATATTCTTTTATTTTCATTAAATATTTTGGCATTGCACAATTGCATGCGATGTCGATTGGGTAATGCTCTAATTCTATATGTTCAATTAACCCAACATTTTCAAATACCTGCAAGATAAAAGTTCCACAATCACAGCCGGCTCCCTTAATTCTTGCTTCGGCTGCATATGGCGTTTTCTGCCATGAAAGAGCCTCTTGAATTACAAATTCACGTTCTAATTTTTCTTTATCGTCCATTTTATCATCGTCGGCGAGAATACTCCCTGCTCAAATTGTCGCAACAATTAGCTGGGGGATGAATCGCCGCCTTTCAAGTATTCTGTAATTAACTTTTCGAGAATCTTACTAACGTCTGTTTTTTCA